CAGACGGTACCCAGATAATAGATGTATACACCTCTTACATTTATGGTTCAAAGGACAAGAATATAACAAACAAGAATAAAATACTTGTTAAGTGCACTTATCTTAACGGCAGAAATGGCTGTAATGAGGTAAAAGAGCAATTTGAATACCATAATAAAAGATGCTACATCCTGTGCGGAGCAAATTCCAGGGACCCTATTCCTGATGACATCGACGTTCTAATTTGTACTGAAATCATTAATACGGGAATCGATCTACCCGACGGGTATGATCTCATGATTTCAGACGGGAAAATGCACACAGTCAATGAAGGCGTACATTCACTGGAATGGGCCGACGCTGACACCCAACACCAAGGAGACGGCCGACCCAGTCGCAACAGACCTGGAGGCGTTGTATTCAGGCCAGATAGTGCCGGAACCGGGCCTAAGCCTAGCAATTATTGTTCAATGGCTTATCTGGATTGTTATTCCAACGCTGCTCTTCTAGATTTACCTCAATTGGTGTCAGTTGATTTCTGTGAAGAACCGTTATCAACCCACCTTAAAAACAGATATCACTTCGAGCCAACATGCCCCTGGCTTGGGATACGGAAGACCCTGAGCAAAACACGGCGGAATATGATTTGGGTGTACTACCAACTCATCAATGCCGGATGCACACTCCGAGATCTCGAGAAACACTGGGTTGACATTTTCACACATCCCATGGATGAATATCAACATATCCAGTCATTCATCAAGGATAATGGCCTGTCTGAAGTGCCACAAGCAGAGGTTGTCGGGTGGTTACGTGACTTTGACGTAGTGTGCTACGTTATGACAAACCGCACCGTAAAGACTATTCCCCCTCGGTGCCCTATCAGTATTATAGAAAATGGGGAAATAATTCTCACAACGCCCAGGTCCGTTCCTATTAACCAATTCTATGCTGCATTTGCTGGTGAGCCTCTAACACCATACCGAAAGTGTTATCGACCGGTCAGCCAGACAGCATTCAAGATTAACATGACGTCGACAGGGACAAGGGCAACAGCCGAGGAAACGAAAACCGAGTTCGTCAATGAATTGCTCGCAAAATCCACAAGATTGCTCGAGCATAAACCTACATTAGATGAAACCGGCCAACGGCGCCTCGAAGACTTGGTAG